TGTGTTATACTTAGATTTAGATGTCCATTTACAGAAATCTATTGTTGACATCTGGCAGTATTGTGTGTATACTCCGTCTGTTGCATTTACATATTGGAAGTCTAATGATTTCCCTACTAAGCGTTGGGAGTCTAATCCAGACCCTAAAATGAGTTATCTCAGCAACTACAATTCAAGCGTGATGCTTTGGAAGAGTGGGCACTGTGACCATATAGTACACAAGTTTTTAGAAGATGAAGATTATTATATGGTAAAATATTGTGGAGGCGATGACAGATTTTTTTGGCATGAGTGCGAAATGAAATCGCTTCCTAAAGGATTAATCTATTCTTATGTATATGGCGCAGAATATATACACGATGATATATCATTTAAGTTTAGACCCGACTATACGATTGCTCTTTTGAACGGTCAAGACAGACATAAAGATGTGAGAAAAAAATACTATGATGCACTTTCTTTGCATAAAATGGGGTGACAAATATCCCCCTGATTATGTAAATAATCTATACCATATGGTAAATCGCAATTATAGCAAAAGATTTAAGTTCTTTTGTTATACAGACGAGCCTGCAGGTTTAGATAAAAAAATTCAAGTCAGGTCTATTCCCAAGATAGAACCGTTGCACCCCAAGTACTGGTTTGGTTTAGAAAACTATTGTTGGGATAGAGCAAAGTTTCTTCTATTCAATTCTCACTATTGGCTTAAAACAAAAGGACCTTTTTGCTATCTTGATCTTGATGTTGTTATACAAAATAACATCGATGACTTTTTTGATTTAGCAACTGAAGGTCCACACATGATTTATAGTCATTGGGATAATCCTAAAAATCTTAAGGACAGGGCATTTACTAATATAAGAGGGACACCTTACAACTCTAGTGTTATGCTTTGGAATAGCAATCAGTGTGAAAAAATTTATCAGGATGTGTTAGAAAACAAAGATGTAGTCTTTAAAACATTCTTTAAAGGTTCTGACAATTATCATTACTGGAGAGAATCACAAGTAGTTGGTGAAAACTTTTGGAGTTTTCTTCCTGACGATTGGGTGTACTCTTACAACAGAGGGAAAAAATACCCAGAAGATATGGAAGAGTATTTGTATAGAGAAGACTGCAAAGTCTGTCTATTTAATACTGACCTAGTACCGGGTGAACGAGAGCAATATAAGCCGCACGAATTGAAAAAAGACTACGACTTGTTGATTCATTGGCATGGCAAGGATGATTTTGAAAGATTGTGGTTACCCAAACTACCTGAAAATTTCTTTGACTATACGACAAAAGACTTGCTAAAAATAAAAGACATGGTTGAAAGAAAAGACCATGTTCAAATAGCTGATAAATTTTTATCTGAGTTTCCTAGATTCATACGAGAGTGGGACAAGTATCATACAGATTATGATAAGATGAAGAATTGGCTTGGCTTTGAATGGCTCAAAGAAAGAAACATCACTGACAGATATCTAAACTACAATGCTCACCAACTTATCAAGGATAATTTTGATAGAGGTGATTTAGTTTCAGTGCATAAAACATTTGCTGAAGCGTTTTCAGAGGATCCTGTTATTGCAGATGCAGATCAGAGTATGCTTTGGAATATGACATATGAAGAAATTTGTGAAACTTTCGATACTTTGTATGCATATCAGCGACAAGATTGGCTAATGTCAGAATATATTGACAACGGACCTTCTGTGTTTTTCTGGCACGCCACATACGAGGAGCTTGCTGAGTTATACAAAAAATATTATTTTCACAATCTCACCGAATTGTTTTACAATGAGAAGTATGAAGAAGTGTTTGAGAGATTATACAACATCATGCCTAGAGAGGAACTCATGCGAGTTCTTAATCAGAAGGGAGATGACAACACACTCTTCAAATATTTTCAAAGCTACGGTGAAGAGTACAGCGATTTATATAAGGGCTTGTATGATGAAGAACCTGATGGTGTGTTACTTCAAATCTCAACTGCTAGAAATGACACTGGAAACGATTTCAATGATATTTTTGTCGATGGCAAACAAATCAACAAAAAGATACTTAATGAGTTGTTTAGTGACTACCGTATAAACTGGGTAACACTTACATGTGAGATTGCTGATCCTGTGAAGTGTGACAATTTCATAGAAGTGTGTGAATTTTTCAATAGTAGAGATATTCCTATCACTCTACAAACTCGCACTGAGAACCCAGATTTACAAGGCATGGACATAGCAGAAGTAGTATATGTAAAAGAAGAAGAGAAGTCAGAAGAAAATTTGATTGTTTCAGATTACAATGACAAAGGAAAACCAGTAGATTTAGAAACATTAAAGAGATTTGGTCACACTATTGAAACCAGAAACAGAAGGACAAAAGCAAAAGATAAAGATCCTGTTTGGTGTGATGCAAGAAAGAGTGCGTACTTTTATATCAATTCGTCCGGGAATACATTTCCGTGTGCGTTCATTGCTAGAGATGTAACCGAAAACAAATTATTTCCGTATCATCCTATTGACTATCCATTTAATATGCAGTATAATGACGGAACAAAATTCTCACTCAATGAAATCATATATAACAGCGACATGCAAAACATAAGTGAACATCTGAAGAGAAATCCGTTGCCTATATGCAAGAAGAAATGTGGAGATTGTAATGCGTGTTAATTATGTTTGCTCTAAATGGGGTACGAAATACGGTCCTCACTTTGTTAATCGTTTAAAGAATATGGCGTTTAGAAATACGCCAAAAGAATTTGAACCACACTTCTATTGTTATACAGAAAATCCCGAGGGCTTAGATGATGATGTCACTGTTATTCCTTTTCCTGATATTCCTAATATTCACCCTAAGTATTGGTTTGGTAGCGACAATTTTAAATATGGTATGGCGAGGTGCTGGGATCGTCCTAAAACTTTTGTTTTCAATACTCATAATTTTGCTCCTGATAAACCTACTGGACGATTTGTGTTCTTTGATTTGGATGTCATCATTCAAAGAGACCTCACACCTATTATTACCTACAACCTAGAAAGACCTACTAAGATGAAATCTTGGTGGCAAGATCCAAGACCTATGGACACTCGCCGATTCAAACTATCACACGGTGCTTATACTAATGGAAGTTGTCAAGTGTGGAGTGACGATCAGTGCGAATGTATTTGGAATGATGTGTTAGAGAATCAAGAAAAGATTTGGTTCACATTTACTGATGGTACCGATAACTATCACAGTTGGCGTTGGGGTAGATACGGAGCTGACTTGTGGGATCATTTTCCTTCTTGGATGGCTTACTCGTACAATCGTGGTCGCTCATGGGAAGAAGATGATTTGAATGTCGGCATATATCGTGAAAATTGTATTGTTTGCGTGTTCAATGTTGACCTACTTCCGTTTGAAGATGACAGTAGAGGTCATACAAAACAAGATGAATTAGCAGACCCTAAGTTATTGGAGCATTGGCGATGAGAGTAGGATTCACCGCAAGTACCTTTGATCTTTTGCACTCGGGACATGTACAAATGTTGCGAGAAGCTAGAGAACAATGTGACTATCTAATTTGTGCGTTGCAGATGGATCCAAGTGTTGACCGGGAAGAAAAAAATGCACCAGTGCAAACTATTGTTGAACGATATACTCAATTAAAGGCTGTAAAGTATGTAGACGAAATAATACCTTACGCCACTGAAAAAGACTTAGAAGATATATTGCAAATGTATCATATTAATGTTAGAATATTGGGTGAGGAATATAGAGATAAGGATTTCACTGGTAAGGATATTTGCCGTAAAAGAGATATAAAACTTTACTTCAACAAACGAGACCACAGATTCTCTACTAGTGATTTGAGAAAAAGAATCAATAAGGTGCTAGAGAATTGGCGATGAACGAAGTCAGAATATTTGAAGAAAGAGAATGGCTTTGGCCCAAAGAAGATTATCATTGCTGGAAACATTTAACTGAGTATCATCCAACAATACCTGAAGACATTCTTAAAACTATTGGCAAAGTATTCACAGTAGTTCAGGCTGGCGGAAATTGTGGTTTATATACTGCTCAATACGCTAAACATGTACAACATGTTATTACATTTGAACCTGAACCTAATAATTTTTTATGTCTTAAAAATAATATAACTGAAACTAATGTTACAATGTATGAAGCCGCATTGGGTGACAAAGAATGTTATGTTGGAGTAAAAGTAGATCCTATTAATTCGGGTGCAACAAGAGTCATTAATAAGGGTAGTATAAAGCAAGTTCGCTTAGATGATTATGAAATTGAACCTGACTTAATACATTTAGATATCGAGGGCCATGAGCCTCATGCTCTAAAAGGTATGTTAGATACTTTAAAAAAATGTCATCCTGTTGTAGCGTTAGAGCGAGGTAATGGAGAAAACATACTATTCGATTTAGGATATAGTAAGTGGAAACAGTTTGGATTGGATTGGTTGTATATATGAATATCTACACTGTAAAGTGGGGCGAAAAATATGTTGCTTCTCATGTAAATCAACTCCTAGATAGTTGTAAGAAACACTTGAGTTGCGAGTTTCAGTTTCATTGTATCACTGAAAATCCTGAAGGCATCTCTGAAGAAGTGAACATCATTCCTATTCCCGAAAACAACCGCTTAGAAAAATGGTGGAATAAGATGTATCTGTTTGACGATTTGCTTGTCACACAGAAAGGAGAAAAAATGTTTTTTGATTTGGATGTTATCATTCAGAAAAACATTGATGTAATTGCAGAGTTCGATCCAGAAGATTGTCTTTGCTTTGTAAAAACATGGTGGCATGACTTAGATACTTCACATAAAAATACTAGGCACATACCACATAAATATACAGACTTAAACTCTAGTGTGTTGCGTTGGAATGATACTCTTGACACTAGAGCAATAAAGGACTATTTTAACAAATACAAAAAACAAATTTTATGGTATTATCGTGGTCTTGATAATTTCTTTTACAATCGTAGGGTTGTC